TTATTCCTCGGTGTCCGGGGCGTACTCGGCCAGCACTACGGAGATGGTCTGCGCAGTGGCAACATCACGGCCCGTGACATCATGTGCGTACCAGCCAAAGGTATCCATACTGCGGCTGTGGCCGACCATGCGGCGCAGCTGAGCGGGTGACACCGCATCCGCAACCATGCTGACAAAGGTGTGCCGCAGTTCGTACAGGCTGATGGGTGGGTCGATACCGTTGCAGCACTGATAGAACCTCCAATAGTTATACAGGCTCTGCTGGTTGGACAGCAGAAACAGCGGATCGTCATTCGTCAGCGGTCGCTCCTCTTCCATCGTGCGCTGCCGGAGCTGGGCATGGATCTCGTTCACGGCCAGAGGGTGCAGTACCACCGTCCGGATGGCATTCTCATTTTTGCCGCTGGTCTCCTCGTTCTGGCGGTTGATGGCCCGGCCAATGTGGAGCCGGTCTCCGTCCAGATCGCCTACACGCAGGCCCAGCAGTTCTCCGGGGCGCAGGCCGGTCATTACGGCCAGACGGTAGGCGTGCACGTTCTCGTCCGGCTCCACTTTTCCACGAACCACACGGGTATCGGTGGAGAGCAGCACCCGCAGGCTGTCCGGCTGCAGAATCTTCCGCCCCTTCTGGCGAGCACCCTTCGGAACGGTCAGGTTTTCATCCTCTGGCCGCAGGGTCGTGTACTTATGCTGGCGCGCCCACTTGACAAAGGATACCTCCACGCCTCGGATGCCCTGCAGCGTCTTACGGGAAAGATTGCCCCGGCTCTGGCGCTTGCTGTTCGGATTCAGACAGCCCTCTTTATACGCTCGGTTCAGTACGTCCTGCAGCATTCCTGTGCTCAGGTCGCCAATCTGCCGGGCACCGATCACTGGCAGGATGTAGTTCTGCCCGAACTTTTCCACCTGCTCAATGTAACTGGTGCCTGCCGTAGCCTTGACAGAGATCAGATACTCAGCCCACACCTCAGAGCAGCGCTTTGTGGTATTGCAGATTCCGTCATCCAGCCATGCGTCTGCCTTCCGGTTGGCTTCCCGCTGACCGGTGCGGCCGGGCTTTGCGCTGGTGAACGTCCTGCGCTGGCCGTCCTTCTGCACCTTGATCTGCCAGCGTTTCTGGTTCGGCAGCCACTGGGCGGTATTGGTTCTTCGTCCCATAAAAAATACACCTCCATGGGTACACTTTGACAAGCCCGCCCAAAAGAGGTATAATCGCAGTGTCGAGTGTGCGATGCCCTCTTCTGGGTGAGCCGCTTCTTTTAACGCCTTCGGTGCGCCAACACCGGGGCGTTTTTCTTTTGTTCAACTACCGAGGATTCCTCGGCAACTCATGGCCCAATAGCACTATTTGCAAACGGCAAAACCGTTAGCTTTTCAGTTTACAGATTGAGCAGCCGTGCCTTTTGGGCTTTGTATTCGTCTTCCGTGATTGCGCCCATATCCAACAACTTTTTGAACTTTAACAGCTCGTCTGCGGCACTGGAAGCCCCCTTTTCGTCTTTCGATACAGCGCGGTCTGCAAAAATTTCCTCGCAGAGCTCTAGCACTTTACGGGAATACGTAAAAACAGGCGACGTCATCCGCCCTATGGGGGCGGGATAATCGACGGTAAAAGACATTTTGGGGTCAGACTCTACTGTATGGGAAACAGTCTTTGCAGTGCTGCCTCCAATAATTGCACCAGCAGATCCGGCAACAATACCGCCAACGACGGCTCTTGTGAGCCCACCCTTTGTTTCCGTGACGGTTTTCGTGTCAACCTCCACGGTATAATCGGCCAGTTCATCGAAAGTGAACCATCCCGGAATGCCGCTCACTGTCATAAGTCGTTGTTCCCGATTTACATAAGCAACCATTGTGCCAGGATCCTGCAAGTCTTCAAAGCCCTTTGCGCGCTCCTGACGTTCTTTGAAAAAGGCTCGCTGTTCCTTCATGCTCTTTATAGAAGCCGTCTTATAGTCAACTTTAAAATCCGAAAAGAATGAGCGGCACTTTTTACAGATGAAGCCATCCGTGCAAAGTTCCCGGTCAAAAATCCCGAGCTTTTCTCCACAAATCGCGCAAACAGCCATATTGTACCTCCTTTAATCCTATCAGCCTAGTCTAAATTCAACTTGCCTACACCAGCCCACGACAGAAACCAACAGCCAAACCTTCCACTTCAATTTCGTCCAAATCGGAACCGGTATAAACCATGGGAGGGCATACAGAGGGGTTGTCTGCAATCAGCTGTACCACGCCATTCTGATAATAGCAGTGCTTCAGGGTAGCCTCCTCACCAATGCGCACCGCCGCAATCTGTCCTTGCTCTACTTCCGGCTGACTACGAATGCAAACCACATCACCGTCACAAATGGTAGGGGCCATGCTGTCCCCGTGGCATTCCAACGCAAAATCAGCCCTCCATGCAGCCGGAACACCGACATAGCTTTTGATATTCTGCTCTGCGGTGATGGGTGTGCCGCACGCGATAGAGCCGATCAGGGGGACCTGTACCATTTCGGGCATCGGCATGAACCCCGGCGGGACAACAGGCTTTTGGAGCGAAGTCATGGGAGCATCGTCCACAATAGCACTTTTGGTGATACCAAAGTAGTTTGCCATCTTTTCGACTGCACCCATGCGGGGAGTCTTTAGCCCAAGCTCCCAAGTGGACACTGCCTTATCACTAACCCCGGCAATTTTGCCCAACTCAGATTGAGAAAGACCATGCTCCAAGCGGATTCTCTTTATATTTTCAGCGATGCTCAATTGAATCACTCCTTATATGTAGAGATTACACCAAAAGTAGAGCGTTGTCAACATTGTTTTGAGATTTTTCTACTTAAAGTTCTTGACATTCTACCAAAAGTGGAGTATAGTATTCCCAAGCCCAAACGAAAGGAGGCTAAAATGTTGGGATTCACTGTGAAACAGGCTCGCCAGTACGCTGGATTCACCCAGCGGGAAATGGCGGAAAAACTCGGCGTTTCGCGCGATACATATCGAAAAATCGAAGCGTCGCCTGAAGATGCCACCATTGCAACCGCGAAAAGAATCAGTGAGGTCGTAGGCATTCCTATCGACCAAATTTTTTTCGTCAGTTTGTCTACTTAAAGTAGAGTATTTGAGTGAAGGAGGTGAACCACATGAACGACATCCCGACAACCATCAAGAAGGTGAAAAAGATGAATCACTATCCCCGCACACCGGAAGAACAGGAACAGCTCGACAAGAAGATGCTGGAAGAAACCGAGCGATACTATGCACGCCTTGACCTGAAATACGGTATTGCTTTCGCTCTGTCCATCATTGCGCTGCTCATCAACGTCATCAACCTTTTAAGGCTGTAGCAATGGCAACAAGCAGGCTCAAAACCGACAAACCAAGAGCAATGTTGGCACGCCTTTCAGTTTTTGTGAAATGCTTTTGTTCTTCCAGAGCAACACGGCCACCAGCATTGATCTGATAGGTGTACTCCGGCTCTTCATACTCGTATCGGAACGCATCCTCATCTTCATACCGAAAAACCATTTCACGATTGTGCAGCCAGTCCATTGTTTCAAAGTTCACTGTCATACCTCGCTGGCACATCTGATAAATGGAGAATTGTTCATCCGGGTGCTCATTCAGAAATTCAAGCACCTTCAACGTTTTTGCATCAAGCATCTTTACACTCCCTTCCTTGCTCCAGTATACCGCAGAAGGGAGCCACCAACAAGGAGGTACATCTTCACCATGACAGACATTATCTTATCCACCCAGAACGGCGAGCCGGTGGCATCCAGCCGGGATGTCGCCAAGCGCTTCGGCAAACGCCATGACCACGTTATCCGCGATATTGAGGAACTTATCAAGGGCTTCCCCAAAAATGGGGACACCCCTATGTTCTTCAAGACCGAATACTCCCACCCGCAGAACCACCAGAAGTACCCCATGTACCTGATGAACCGGGACGGGTTCAGCATGCTGGCGATGGGCTTTACTGGCAAGGAGGCCGTACAGTGGAAGCTGAAGTACATCGAAGCCTTCAACCAGATGGAAAAGCAGCTGTCCGCACAGCATAAGAGCCAGCGGGCCGTGCAGGATGCCAACATCCAGAGCGCCATCGACCGGGTGATCGAAGCCCGGAAGAAGCTGGACGAGAACACCGCTTTTCTGGACGAGTGCCGCAAGAACCGCGAGGACAGCAAGGCCAAGTATATGCAGGTCAAGGCCCTGTGCGGCGAGTTCAAGGCCATTTACGGCCAGAATTGCGACACAGTGCGCACCATGGAGAACGTGGTGCGCGGCTCCCAGAGCTACCTTACCAACGCCATTGACAGCCTGACCATCGTTGCCAAGGGCTACCCGTTCTACGCCGCCCTGATGAACAGCCTGCTGGACGAACTGGCACCCGCAAAGAAGGAGGATTGACCTATGGCAAAGAAACCGTTTCTGAAGCTCCGCCGCCTGTACGAGGACGAAGGGCTGCTGCAAAAAGAGCTCAGCGAGCTGTCCGGCATCCCGCTGGACACCCTCAAGGGCCGCCTCAACGCCCCGGAGGATAAGGGCCGCTGGAAAGCCTGCGAGATCGTTAAGCTCTGCAAGGTGCTGCACATTCCGCAGGAACAGATCGGGGCGTATTTCTTCCCGGCAATCGCAAAGGAGGAAAAGACCGCATGAAACCTTATACCCTCGCATCTGAGCGGGCCGCAGCGCCCACTGGATGCGCGTACATCGCACCGCTGTTTTGGAACAAGTGGTTCCGTTGGGGCGGTAGTCAGGCATCTGGCTGCTACCAACTGGGCGGACAAATCAAGGATGAAAGCCACACCGGGCTGCAGATTTTTGCTGATGGCGAATGGCACCCGGTCATCGGATGGGCATTGGACGACTGCAGACCCGCAGTCAATTGTCTTCAGGAGGCAGGAGCATGAATATCAGCCCGAACGCTCAGTTAAAAATCCAGCTGGGGAAGGATGGGAACCCCAAGATTTATGCCTGCGGTACAGAGACGGAACAGAAAGCCCTTTGCGCCGCTCTGATTGCCGGGATTTGCATAGATCAAAGAAATCCGGCAGCATTGCTCAGCATAGTGACTACTGCCGCAGACCTCATGGACAGAATGGAGGAATCCCCCAATGAAGATTAAATCCCGCGTCTGGTACTGGCTGGCTGCTGCCAGCGGTGCCGTAAGTCTGCTGTACGGCATGGGCATCGAGGGCGGTGCACAGCTGGGCAGCTCCATCTCTGACAGCCAGTTCGTCACGGCCCTGTGCCTGGTTCTGGCAGCGGTAGCGTTCCTGCGGCTGGGCTTTGCCGCCCAGGATCGTGAGCAGAACGCCCGCCGCTATGGCCGCGTTGACCGCACCCACGCCCGCACCGAAGAGCCGGAGTACCGGCAGAACCGGAGGGGCGCATGAAAACGAAACGTCTGAAGAAGCTCCTGATGGGCATGGGCCTGAGCCGCAATCAGGCAAATCACATGGTCAAGGACCAGCGAGCCACCGGCTCCCCACGGGTCAGCAATGCAATCTATTACTATTATGCCAAAAGGTACATCTCCGAGTTAACGCCGGACTGGTTACCGCTTATCGAAAGCTTTGTACTCGGAAACGCAGAAGAGGATGTCGAGGACATCAACAAAAATGAGCCCGCCCGTGCTGGTAACACGGACGAGCCCAAAGGGTGATGGAATTGTGAAGACCCATCCCCTTGATGATATCACATCAGAAAGGATTTTACAAATGAAAGGTATTTTAGCCGAACCGGGCAAAGATCCGGTGATCGCGTCCCTGCCCGACAGCCTGTGGGCCATTGAGAACCGGCTGGGCACGCCCTGCGAGATGATCGTGCTGCCCCGCACCCCGGCGGTGCTGTTCGTGGGCCGGTACGATGGCCCCATCCAGCCCGCCAGCCTGCTCAACCGGAAGTACCGGGGCCGCCAGCTTTACGGGCCCATCCTCTGCTACGGCTGGAAGGGCAACAACATCCAGCCCATGAGCAAGGATGTGCAGACCGAGATGCTGGACCGCCTGAAGGGCACGGAGGTAAAGGTATGAGCGAGCACATCATCAGCCAGAACAGCAACGATGTCTACTACGCCTATTTCCGTGGGCGGTTCTGGCGCTGGGACGAATCTGCACACGTCTGGAGAGAAAGCCATTTGCTGGCCCAGAAGTTCGGCAAAGCCAAGACCGTTGAAAAGCGGCTGACCCCGGAAGCGTTTCTGACCAGCGACGAGTTCATTCCGATGGATGACTACGAGCTTCCCGAGCGGATGCTTGCCGCCCTCAGGGATGCCAAGCCCTGCAAGAACGCACCCATCGAACCGGTAGAGGAGGAATCCGAATGTGCACCTGCCCAGAATGCGGATGCTGCTGTGACTACGGCAGAGAATGCTGTCCCGACTGCCACAGCGGCAACGCCGACCATCTCGGAGAGCGGGGCGGATGCAAGCGCATCGACCCCCGCGACATCCCTGCAGAACTGCGAATCGGCCCCTGCCGCATCGGCGGGCGGTTCTTCTGTATCAACAGCTGGTGCCATGCAGGACAAGCCCCTAACCACCGTGCCGGATGCGATGCGCCCGGCGTTTGATTATTCCGGCCTGACCGACCAGACCGTGGAGAACCTGCACTTTGCCGAGGACGAATACCGCCACGGTAAGCAGATGGCCGAGCGCGGCCTTGTCCACATGGGCAATGCCATTGCCGCTGCCCATGATGCGCTGTGCGGAGTTGTCCAATTGTTGGACAACTCAAAGCATGGCAATCGCGGGGATGACTCTTTTCGGGCATGGTGCTGCTCTATCGGCATCACAAAGTCAACCGCCTACAACCTGCTGCAGGTCTCTGCCCTGATGGACGGCAGCAGCCCCCGCCAGCGGGCCATTCTGGAAGCCCTGCCGCCTACCCTGCTGTACGCTGTGGCCAAACCCAGCGCCCCGCAGGAGCTGGTGGAAAAGGTCAAGAACGGTGAGGTCACCACGAACAAAGCCTATCAGGATCTGCTCAAGGAGAACCAGCAGCTCCGTACCGACCGGGTGAACGCCATGAATCAGGCCGACCGGGCCGAACACAAACTGGAAGCCGCCCACGCCGACATTGGTGGGCTGCGAGAGCAGTGTGCGCAGATGTCGCAGAAGGCAAGCGACGCAGAAGAGGCCCGCATCGCTGCCCGGCTTCAGTGCCAGAAAGCCGAAGCCGAACGTGACAAGGCCGAAACCCGGGCGCAGGAGGCCGAAAAACAGCTGGAGGGTTCCCGGCAGGTGGCCGAAGCGGCCAAGCTCCGGGGCGACAAGCTCAAGGCCGAGAATGATGCACTCAAGAAGCAGCCCATCACTGCGGTGGTGGACAAGGAAGAGGTGGAGCGTCAGGCCAGGGAAATGGCCGCCGAGATGACCGCCGACCTGCGGGCACAGCTGGAACAGGCCGCTTCCGGCAGCGAACAGGATGCCCACAGCTCCTATGACAACGTGCTGCTGGCCGACCGTTCTTTCCAGAACATCGGCAAAATGGTGGTCCCGTCCCTCCGCAAGCTGCCGCCCGAACAGCGGGAGCAGCTGACCAATATGCTCATTCACACACTCGGACAGATCCAAGGGGAGGTATCCAGATGTCTGTAACCATCACGGCCCTTGAGGCCGAAAACGTCAAGCGCATCAAGGCCGTTGCGCTCACCCCTGCCCCCACCGGGCTCACCCTCGTGGGCGGCAACAACAATCAGGGCAAGACCAGCGTGCTGGATGCCCTTGCCTGGGCGCTGGGCGGCGACCGCTTCCGCCCCAACGCCGCACAGCTGGACGGGGCCGTGGCTCCCGCCCATCTCAAGGTCACCCTTTCCAACGGCGTGATCGTGGAGCGCAAGGGCAAAAACAGCACCCTGACCGTCACCGACCCCACCGGGCGGCGCAGCGGCCAGCAGCTGCTCAACGCCTTTATCGAACCGCTGGCCCTTGACCTGCCCCGCTTCATGGAAGCATCCGACAAGGAGAAAGCGGACATCCTGCTGCGTATCATCGGCATCGGCACCGAGCTGCACGCCCGGGATCTTGAGATCAAGTCTCTGTACGACAAGCGCACCTTCACCGGCCAGCTGGCCCAGCAGAAAAAGCACTTTGCCGAGGAGCTGATTTCCTACCCCGATGCCCCGGAAGAACCGGTCAGCGCCTCCAACCTCATCCGTCAGCAGCAGGAGATCCTGGCCCGCAACGGCGAGAATCAGAGGCTGCGCCAAAATCTTGCCGGGCTGGAAGAGAAAGCCCGTGTGCTGGCAGATCGCCGCACGCAGCTGGAACAAACCCTTGCGCTGCTGGTGAAGGAGCAGGACGAAGTGAATGAATCGCTTTGCACGGCCCGGAAATCTGCCGAGAACCTGCAGGACGAATCCACCGCAGAGCTGGAGGCATCCATCCGGGGCATCGAGGAGACCAACCGCAAGGTCCGGGCCAACCTGGAAAAGTCCCGCGCCGAGGATGAAGCGGCCCGGTATGCCAGCGACTACGACAAGCTCACCGAAGCCATCACCCAGAAGCGGGCTGACCGCATGGCCCTGCTGAACGGTGCCGACCTGCCCCTGCCTGAGCTGAGTGTGGAGGACGGTGCCCTTACTTATAAAGGAAAGCACTGGCGGGATATGTCCGGCAGTGACCAGCTGCGGGTAGCCGCCGCCATCGTCCGCCGCCTGAACCCGGACTGCGGTTTTGTGCTGCTGGACAAGCTGGAGCAGATGGACATGACCACCCTGACCGAGTTTGGCCGCTGGCTGGAAGCAGAGCACCTGCAGGCCATCGCCACCCGGGTCTCCACCGGCAGCGAGTGCCAGATCATCATTGAGGACGGCATGGTAAAGGATGCCGAGCCGCCTGTCACCGAAAAGCCCCAGCCCAGAAGCTGGACGAAAGGAGCGTTCTAAATGAGCAAGTATGCCATCACCGCCGGGGTGCAGGATTCCCCGGTCAAGACCGTGCTGTATGGCCCCGAGGGCATCGGCAAGAGCACCTTTGCCTCCCACTTCCCGGACCCGGTGTTCATCGACACTGAGGGCGGCACCAAGCGGCTGAACATCAAGCGCCTGCCCCAGCCCACCAGCTGGGCCATGCTGCTGGACGAGGTAGCCGAGGTGCGCAGGGGAAATATCCCCTGCGGCACGCTGGTCATCGACACCGCCGACTGGGCCGAACGGCTGGCCATTGATGCCGTCTGCGCCAAGGCCAAGGTGGACGGGCTGGAGGGCTTTGGCTACGGAAAGGGCTACACCTACCTGAAAGAGGAGTTCGGCAAGCTGCTGGACGCGCTGGAAGAGGTGCTGAACACCGGACACAATGTTCTGGTCCTTGCCCACGCGGCCATCACCAAGTTCGAGCAGCCGGACGCTGCTGGTTCCTACGACCGCTGGACCATGAAGACCACCAAGCAGGTGGAACCGCTGATCCGGGAGTGGTGCGATATGCTGCTCTTTGTCAACTACCAGACCGTGGTGGAAAAGAGCAGCAGTGCCCCCAACGCAAAAAACAAGGTCACCGGCGGCCGCCGGGTCATGTACACCACCCATCACCCTTGCTGGGATGCCAAGAACCGCTTCGGCCTGCCCGACGAGATGCCTTTTGATTACGCCGGCATCGCCGCCTGCATCCCCGGCACCGCACCTGCGCCCGCACCGAAGCCGAGGCCGGAACCGCGCCCCCAGCCGGAAGCCGAC